AGCCATCAGAAATCATCTCCTAGAATTATTGACAAGAGCATCCACAAACGCGACACCCTCACGTCGTTTAACATCATCAACGGGGGCACTCCCCGCAAGACGGCGCACACCCGCGCCACCACTACTCTGGTCGATCAAACCCTTCAAAGCCTTAGCAGACTCGGCAAGCGCTTCACGATCACTACCGTGCAAGAAAGCGACAGCATCACCCGACAGGCCACACTCGGCAGCCACCTCACGCTTCACACCCTCAAGAACAAACCCGTTAATCCGGTCTTCGAGTTCCTCATTCTTGCGGCGAAGATCATCAATCACAGACCCCGCATCACCATCCGAGGCGCGAAGCTTCTCCAACTCGGCGAAATTACTTTTAGCACGAGACTCCCACTTGCGGGCCTCAGCCTTCCAATCCGTGCCAGAAGAAGACTCCTCCTTCACGGAAACATCACCGACATGATCATCGCCGGCAGCCTGCCCATCCTTCACAACATCAACAATGTCTCCACCCTTTCCGGGCTCAACAGCATCATTGTCAACATTCTGTTCCTCAACACTCTGATCGGCCATAGCCTAACCTAACACTCCTTGCGGAAAACAACACAACATTGTTGACCCCCGTGCGGGAGACAACCCTGTGCACCGATAACCGGCGGCACACAACCGGAAACCATCATCTCATGTCGCCAACAGTACGCATAGCCTTCAAAATATTGCCAGGCGACTGCTGCAACCCATGATCATCAACCCACTCACGAGCCTTCTCATACGTCCTCTGATACGCGGTGTCCGCAGAGGAGGGCTCCCAACGCCCAACAACCTCAACCACCGTACACCCACAATGATCATGATACTTCGAACCAAACGGACGCCTACCGGCACGCTTATGACGCCGAGTATGACCAGTAGTAAGCGCCCGCTCTTTGGTCGTATAATCCGACCTCGTAGCCAACATGGCACAAAAAGCGCACGGATCACCATCAGTCACCCTGCGCCACGACCTACCCTGCGCACCCGCAGACCACTCAACCGTGTCACGGCCAGCATTCATGACAGCCCGATTAACACCCGCCGCCATCGCATCAATCGTATCCTTCGCCCTATCCGGGTCACTCTGAAGAATCTTCATAGTCGAAAACGACCTCGCCAACGCGGCGGCAGCATCAAACTCGTCATACACGATCAAACCAGGATCGACACCGTTAAGCTTCCGAAAATCGGACACGAATTTGCCCGCCAACGCCGCGGAACCGTCATGGCCGGCACGCTCCAACTCCACACACAAACGCACATACTGCGCATCTGTCATCTTCCCGGAATGCCACAAACGACCAAGCTCAGCATAATAGCCCGCATACTTCCCGGCAAAACGTACCGCCTCACGCTGATACCCGGCAGCAGCCAACCTCGACGCAACACCCGAAGCCATCGCCTATCATACCTCGTTAGTTTGACGCGATATAGCCCCAGCCAGTGCCGCCAACGGATCCGAAGATTCGGAACGATGACGCATCACAGCCTCAACCTGCACATCATCCAAACCCAACATCTCCAACACCGTCCGAGAATCAGCAGGCAAAATACCGGCACCAACAAGCTTCGTCACAGCATCCGCTGTAGCCGCCCGAGTCGGTGTAGAGGCGTCACGCCAACGCAAACCCACATCACCGAAAAACGCGGCCTCATCAACACTCGAATCAAGCGCCCGGGCAGCCAGAAAACCAACCGACAACCAGCCTTGACCAAACGACGTCTGCCTGCGTTCGGCACGCTTCACAAGCCTAGACTCCTCCGCAGCCAAAGCCTCCCCAGAAGGCGGGTTAGACGTGATAAACCCGAAATAGCGCTCCGGAACAGCCGCCTCACCCGCAGTCAACTGCGCCAACAGCCGCATCTGATCCGAATACGGTGTAGGACTATTGACAGGAAACGACCCCACATTCGGAGTGTCACCATCATCATCCTTATCCACAGCCCACACAGAAGCCATCGACAGCACCCAGCCAGGCTGCGAAAACTCATCCGCACTCACGCCAGTCACCCAACGCTGAGGATACGCATAAAAATCACGATTCACAGACTGCCCAAGCAAAGTCCTAACCGCTTCATCCGTGTAAGCCCTAATCGACCGGGTAATCTCCGAACGGCCATCAATCCTCGACGTACGGCGACGATTCACAACAGGCACCAACGGAACCGCACCCAACACATTCTCGATACGGCCCATCTCAACCCACTCACGGCTACCCCGCCGCTCCACCTGAACAATCCCACCAGGAAGCAACAACTCCGCCTCAACAACCTCAGGATCACACGTCTGCTGCACCACAAGGCCAGCATCCAAACGAGACCCGTCAGCCGAAAACCGGCCAGTACAATTCTTCGGCGACTGCGGACGAACCAACACCGACCCATCCTCTTGGGGGATAACAGCCACAAACGACAACCCAAAAATCAGCGCATCCAAATGCACATCACACGACGCCGTAGCAAGCCGATTCGCAGCATACACACCATCCAGGCCATAGCCATCACCATTCGTCCAGCCAAGCCAATCCAGACGCTCCTCCAAAGCATCCACCGCAATCCCAGGCCACGACACCACCGTTTGCACACGCTGCAACTCCGGCGGAATAGCCACCCCCAAATCACGCACCCGGGCAGAGCCCTCATAGTAGCCCTCAATGCGACAATGCCACGAAGACAACCTTTGGATACGATCGTACATGCCCTCAATCAGAGCCAACTCATCCGAGTTCATACCACAGACACCCGCTTCCTACCACTACGCTCCCGACGGCCACGACGAACACGTTTAGCCCCCAAAAACGCCAACGACACAGCCTCCAAAGGAACCTCAGAACCATCCTTAAACGAGGAACCCCAACCCCACGCAGAACCCTTCTTCTTCTGCACAGCCGACCTCACAGCAATATCCAACATGTCACGCCTCGAATCAGCCCTAGGGTGAGAAACCACACCCGACCTGACACCCTCCAAAAACGCCTGACACGCCTCCACATACACCCCAGTATCAGCCACAATCACGCCACGGCCCGGAACACCACGATCCGTCAACGCCTTCTGCAACAACACCGCACCAGACCCGGCAACCATGATCCGGTCAGTATCACCCCAACGAACCGCCAACCAGTCAGCCAACCGGCCCACACCATCAACAATCGTTCCCGACAGCCCATCAATAACCTCAACATGAACCCCAGCATCAGTCCGGCCGGCACCCGCCAAAGCAACCCGATCCCCAGAACGAGAAAACGAGACACCAAAAACCTTCCCGCCAACCAGACTCGCCTCATCCACAGCCGACTGGGCCCACTTATCCGCCGGAATCACCGACATGGCAGACTGGCCACGATCCCACCAGCCAAGACGCTCCCTCGCAAACCCGGCAGCAGACATCGACTCATGCTCATCGCTCACCGTCCCGAAATTCAGACGGCGACCCAAGGCTGGATTCGTCTCCCCAGCCAACTTCCGCCACTGCCGCGACACATCATCCGGATCAGACTCGTCAGGAATCGAAAACTCCGTCCACGCAAACCTTTTACCACCCGACAAAGCCTGCCCGCGAAGACGCAACACCACGCTACCGTCCGCCAACGGCCCAGGCGGCGTGCCAAGGAAAATCTGCTGAGGATCACCCGACGGGGCAGCACTCACCGTAGGAAGCAAAGCCTCCAACTGCTCATCCGACAACTCCTGAGCCTCATCACACACCAAATCATCAACCGTAAAACCGCGAGCCGAACCCCGAGAACGGGCCACAAACTCAACCGAACCCCAACCGCTGCAGCCACACTTCTTCTCAAAAGTGGCACAATCCGGATGATGCAACACAATAGCCTCCTGACCATTCGTCGCACGAATCGACTTCACCATACGATACAAGTCAGGAAACTGCCGCTCATTCTCAAAAAACGATCGCAACCGCATAAACGCCTTACGAGCCGACTTCAACTCGTGAGCCGTATGCAAAATACGGCGACCCTGAATAGTCGCCTTAAACAACTCCACAATCTCCAAAATAGCATTCTTGCCATTCTGGCGAGGCACAAACACCCCACACACACCCGAAGCAAGCCTGCCATTGCTACCGACAGCCAGCCAATCATCCAACACCTGCTGCTGCCACGGATCAGGCGTCAACCCATACGCACGACCCAACTCCCCAGCATCACCCCCAGCAGACACCGAATACGCCGCAGCCACACGGTGACGAGGAACCTGAGAACCCACAACACCAGACACCTAATCAGGCCCCCTTGCGCTTCCTATACCGGTCAATCATCGCCACCGCAGAACCCCCACCACGGCCACCAGACGCCACATCAACCGAATA